CCTTGTAGAAACTATGTTATATTTACTTAGTGTTTCTAAGTTTTTCATGGGGTCAATAACACCCTGTTTATTCAATTGATTCGGAATATTTTCACGATAGGTAAATTTAGTATCAGAATTGCACAGTCCATCAATAGTTCTAAAGTGATACCCCTTAGTTGTTTCAAAAAACAAATAAGATGGAGAACTGTTCGCACTTGCAGAATTAGACTGTTCTGCTAATCTCTCAATAGCAGCGAATGGTTTGCAGTTTGGATATACAACCTTTATATTGTTAGAAGTTGTTTCACTATACAACTGTCTTTTACTATTAAGATAATTCTTATCTCTAATAATCTTTTCCACAATGTCAGATGGTTGACCTTTATATGATTGTGATATTCTTGACGTTTGATTTCTAAATGATTCTTGTGTAGTAAAGTTTAGAGATATGAGATTAGCACCTTCAGACGCACTTATTGATGTGTTAATTTTATAAACAATTAATGGTGATGACATATAATCAATAGTCGTGTCTGGTTTTGGACTCGACTGTGGTGTTGATATTTTAAGTAATAGTTTTTCTTCACCAAGAATTGGGCCGTTTACGATTATGTTAGTTGTGTCCTTTATTAGTATATCACCACTAACTGTGAATGAAAATAAATCTTCATATATACTGATGTTTTGAACAAGATTTTTGATATCTAACTGAGCACCAGTAGTTGTTAAAAGTTTACACTCTTCTAATAAAAACTCACCAGCAAATTGCAATGACGATTTTGACATTCTTAGTTACCTTCTCGTAGAAGAAGTTCGTACTCCTTCACCATGTCCTCAATAAACTCTGGTTGGATTAATCTAATCTTTCTCTTCTCATCTTGTAAGAGTTGTTCGTGTGTATAGAAACTAATTGCAGTTGCAGACGGATAATCTGTAGTGTTCATACCAACATCAATCATAACAGTTGGGTCACCAGAAGTTTGTGCCACCTCATAGTGATGAATTGCAGCTGGATTTGGATACTTATCTTTAATATACTGTTCAAATCTTTGAACTGACATGGGCCACTCTGAATAATAATCTACAATATCGTTAGCAACAAGAATTGTCCAGTGTAACATTGGGTCATCATAATATTTGTGTGCAATCATCTCTGGCGTTTCACCATCTCTTACATCATAGTAATCAAAATTATATATGTCACCCTTTATGTCTGTGCGAATTTTAACTCTAGAGAAAATATCAGTCATTACTTTTTCGACACCATTACCTTTAGCATCATATTGTATTTTTGGAAACATTTTAAAGTAACTCATTTAGAATCCCTCACTAATACGTTCTCTGGTGATAACTTCAAGTTCTCTAAATGATAACTCAATGTTAGTTTCAACAGGTGCAGAACCAATTTCATCTGGTCTAAAGAACTGCACACGCTCACCACCATATGTTACATTACATGATGTAAGTACACAGGTTGATATTTTATTAAGATATTTATTTTGACCCTTTTGATTCATGTATTGTATATCAAATGTAGCAGGAACAATAAATGTTCTTGATGTGCTTACTGCTCCATCAAAACTTGGTGCCATGTAGAATCTAAACATATCTACAATTGTTTTTACATCCATTGATTCTTTACTAGATTTTGGCATCATTTTAAATGAAAAACTAAAATTTCTACGGTCAACACCCTCAAACAACATTTCCATTCTGTTGTTTGTCACCTTACCTCTCATAATATCCATTGATGCCTTTGTACCTTTAAATGCAACATCTGCTGCTGCTTTTAATGCCTCTGGTGCGGCCTCTTTGATACTTCCCTTTGCTGATTTGAAAATTTTACCAGCAGCGTCCATACCACCATCAGCACCCATTGCTGCTTTATAAGCATTGATACCAGCAGCTGCGAATGCACCAATTTCATGTTCACCATATTTTGATGAAGATGATGTTGACACCTGTGCAGGCATATACATTGCTATTGAACTTTTAAGTCTTTTTGTCGGTGCCCTTTGTACACTTAATGTACTACCTTGTGCATTACCAGAAGGAGCTTCAAATCCTGTTCCCAAACCAAAATCTATATTAGCATTGGATTGTTCATTAATAAAGAATTGGACATAGTGTGATGCTTCATTAGAACCCAAGTTTTCTGGATATACAACTGACTTACCTTCAAATGGGTCTGGAGCCAAAGATCTCATTTCTGTTGGCAATACTCCACCAGACCTTCTTGGCATTCCATCACCAAGGGAACTTATTCCACCCAAAGCACTATTAATTCTTTGGGTTGCTCTGTTGATGACTACATTCTTGATTTCGTTTAGAAATGACATACTAAATATCCTTGATACATATATTTATTTATATTTAGGTGACAAATGGCATACCGTGGAAGATACATACCATCACATCCCAAAAAGTATAAGGGAAACCCCGATAACATTATTTATCGGTCTTTGTGGGAACGAAAGTTTATGGTTTATTGTGATAATAATGATAAGATACAGGAATGGGGTTCAGAAGAATTCTTTATACCATACCGTTCACCTATAGATGGTCGTATACACCGATACTTCCCAGATTTCTATGTAAAAGTTAAAACACCAAATGGAAACAAGAAGTGGGTAGTTGAAGTCAAGCCAAAATCACAATGTTCACCCCCCAAAACCCCCAAACGAAAAACAAAGAAATATATCAACGAGGTAAAGACGTATGCAGTCAATGATGCAAAATGGGTCAATGCAAAAGCATGGTGCAAAGACAGAGGAATGGAGTTTATCATCTTAACCGAGGTTGAATTGATGATATAAATACTAGTATGGCAGAAGAAACTTATTTCGATCAAGTATCGAAACAGATAAAAACAGGTAACGAACCATTCAGATGGTATCGTAATAGAATCAAGGAACTTGGTACTCCAAGCGTTCCAGAACTTTTGCGTTCTGGGAAACTTAATGGTAAACCAGTGCGTGGCAACCTAAATATGTTTGTCTACTCCCCAAAGGGTTCAAGGACACTACCATATTATGATACATTTCCATTGATTATGTTACTAGAGACTTACAGTGATGGGTTCTTAGGATTGAACTTTCATTACTTACCATATGCTATGAGAGCAAGACTCTTAGATGCTGCTGGTCAAGATAGATTAAGTATCAGTGCAGTCAAGAGAAGTAAATTGACAAAACCAACGATTAAACGATACCTATATGGACAAACAAGGTCTATGTTTCGTAAAGTCGATACAGAGGATAATTTAACAGCAATCATGTTACCAGTACAAAGGTTCAAGAAAGCATCTGACCAAACTGTATGGTCTGACTCTAGGAAGATGGTCTAATGGCAAAATTTAACTTCTCAAATATTTTGGGTGGAACGGTCTTTGGTGGACTGAATGCAATCTTAGCACATAGTGCATCTAGAGATGGTTATTCTAGACCATCACGTTATGAAGTAATTATAGGACTACCTCAAGGTGCTGGTGGTGATGAAGGTGCTGGACAAACTGCACAAGGACACAATGTTCAATCTTTGTTACAGGGTGAGACTGCAAGACGTATCTCATTTCGTTGCGAATCAATTTCAATGCCAGGCAGAAATCTTAGAACACAAATGAATAGTAATGTTTATGGCCCTGTACATGAAATAGTTCAAGGTCAAACATATGGTGCTGTTAACGCATCATTCTATCTTGGTTCTGATATGGCAGAACGATACTTCTTTGAAGAGTGGCAAAAGATTACATACAATCCAGTTTCATATGATGTCAATTACTACAAAGAATATACTGGTAGTGTAGATATCTATGCATTAAACGAAAAAGATGAAAGACAATACGGCATTCGTCTAGAAGAAGCGTTTCCTAAAACTGTTGGGGAAATTGCTTTTGGTCATGCCAGTACGAATGCAATCAACAAAGTTTCTGTTGAGTTTTCATACCGTTATTGGAGAAACATTGCAACAGAAGAAGAAAAACCGAATCTCGAAAGTACTCTACAAGACATCTTGAAGAATTCTATCGAAAAACAAATACAGACTAACTTACCAGCTGTTTTGAGGCGACTATTTTAATAATTAACAAGGAGAATATATTATGTCATTGCCACAGTTAAATAACCCAACTTTTGAGTTGGAACTACCGTCCACAGGAGACAAGGTGAAGTTTCGCCCGTTCTTGGTTAAAGAACAAAAGATACTAATGATGGCCCAAGAGGGGAACGATAATAAACAAATGGCACAAGCAGTCATTGATATTATTAGGTCGTGTTGTACTGGACTTACAGTTGACCCAGAAACATTACCAACATTTGATATAGAATATATGTTCTTACAACTTCGTGGTAAATCTGTTGGTGAATCTGTTGAACTAAACGTAACCTGTCAAGATGACAAGGAAACTAAAGTTCCTGTAACAATTAATCTTGATGAGATTAAGGTGGTTCATACGGAAGGACACAGTGCTGATATTAAACTGAAT